CATAGTCACCTTCTACCGTGGTAATGTCCTGTTTAATATTAGTGATCTCAGTATTAATGTTATTGATACTCGTCTCATTCGTAGTCACACGATTAGTAAGCGAAGCGATATCAGATGTATTTTTCGTAATATTCTTCTCTGCAGTACCCATTCTTGTCGTAAGAGCCGCAATCTGATTATTTACGTCAGTGAGTTCAGCATTAATACCAGTTACTTTACTATCCAATGTTATCTTATTTACAGCATCAAAATCATTCTGAGGATTTCCCACATTTGAAATTCTCAATGGAGAAGGCTCAAACGATAAAGGAGCGTAAAGTTTCAATCCATCTTGAAGGTTAGCAAATTTAAGGGCAACATTGCTACCAATACTCATGTTTAACATATCATTGAGATAAAGATTTCCGTATAAATGGGTATCCCTATGATCGTCGGGTTTACCAACCTGTAACCGACCCGTGTTAAGATCTCCTGATATGTCAGCGGATCCATCAACAGAAAGACCTCCATAAGAGATGGTAAGCTTACCCGACATGGTATCGCCTGCTTTTTTCACAAAGGTTTCCTTTGCTTCATCCAGAGTATCTGCGGCTTCTTTTGCGGAGTTTGCCGCATCGGTAGCGGACTGAGCCGCCTGAGAAGCAGAGTTTGCAGAAGCAACCGCACTGTTCTGGGAAGCCGTAGCAGAAGCGGCGGACTGAGAAGCAGAGTTTGCAGAAGCAACCGCACTGTTCTGGGAAGCCGTAGCAGAAGCGGCGGACTGAGAAGCAGAGTTTGCAGAAGCAACCGCACTGTTCTGGGAAGCCGTAGCAGAAGCGGCGGACTGAGAAGCAGAGTTTGCAGAAGCAACCGCACTGTTCTGGGAAGCCGTAGCAGAAGCGGCGGAAGCATCTGCACTCTTTTTCGATTCTGTAGCAGAAGCGGCACTTTCCGATGCGCTACCGGCGGATGCGGTCGCGGATGTTGCGGACTCCTGTGCGGAGTTTGCCGCCGCTTGAGCTTGTGCTTTTGCGTTTTCTGCTTCGGTGTGGGCGCGATCCGCTTCCGAAGATGCTCTGTCTGCCTGTTTCTGAGCTTCTAAGGCAGAAGCGGCGGCGGCATCCGCTTCCGAGCTGGCACGATCTGCCTGATTTTTCGCGTCTTCTGCGGACGCTTGCGATTTATTCGCTTCCTGTTCTGCCCGATCTGCTTGCGCTTTCGCTTCTTCCATCCATTTGTTGGTCTGTTCAAGAACCTCTTGAAACGCTTTATCAATGATCTCATAATTCTCATTCATGTCATTGATCACTTCATTGAAGTGCAGATTCGTCTTGTTCATGATCTCGTAAAACGAGAGAGAATCATCATAGATGGTCGGAATTGCTAACTGTGTATGATAGTGGATATAGCGAAGTGGGTTTAAATATCTCATAGTTACCTCCTAATAATATACGCCGAGGAAGCAATCTTCCAGCTCCTCAATAATCATCACATCAATATTTAAAAGGGTTTCTCTCCACTTTAAAATAAGATCGTTCGGGTTTACACCGTCCCAACCGGTGATTTCACGAATATAATCAGTATTCGTTTTACCCTTGACGTTATGAGTATAGTCCGTATCACGACTATTTTCATCGGTAAAATGACGATCATAAGTAGATTCAACTTTTGTGTTTGAAGTATCGTTATAGGTTTGATCCGTTGTATTTTCTGAGGTACCGTCATTCGTTGTGTTCTCATTTCCCGAGGTGGAACGAAAATCTGTTGAGGTGGCATATAGATTATTTTCCAGATCGTTCCATGTTAACTGATTCATCGGGGTGTTGGATGCCACATCTTTTACCGTTTCGGAATAAGTTCTGGTACCTTCGTCATGTGTTTTTCCCGTCTGCTTGATATTCGTTGTAGCATCATCAGTAAAATCAGTTAACGTATTTGCTGTATCAGAAGTTGTCGCAGTGTCACGATAGTCGCTTGTTTCGTTTGATGTCTTGTCTTCGGTACGATTTTCATTTCCGAGATATTTTTCAATGTAGTTTCTTGTCCAAAGTTTTTCATATTTTACTTGTGTTGTTTCCCACAGTTGAATATAGTACGGCATGACCTCGCCGAGGGTTTGCTGTAAACGTAGTTTCCAAAATTCAACAGTTTCTTCGCCAATTTCCCGGAAGTAATAATGCCGTAAAATCTTTTGGCAGAGGGTAGGTCGATAGGATTCTTCCCAGATGGGAAACTCATAAAATATCTTTTCCCATACCGCAGGAATGATTGTATTGACATCCGTGACCCAATTATTTGGGGGGTTGGTATTGTCGTTGATTACTTGGTTATACAAATATTCGCAATACCAGCGCACCATAGTTGTTGTGCTACTCACTACTGCTCACCCCCCTTGGACTGACGCGCAGTTCTTTGCGTAGAGAAGGTATCGTCTTCTGTGTTATCCTGATAAGTATTATAGGTATAACCTTGCGTATTTTCTCCCAGAATATCTGCGTAAAGATTGGAACGAAAGTCTACCGATACATTCGTACCAAAAAGTTCATTGAAATGTTCTACTGCTTGCCGACGAGAAACAAGACCTACATTCTGCGCCATTTCGGAATAACCTAACCCAGCGGTTACTTCATTTGATACGAGACGCTCGGTCTTTTCCGATGCTGGGGTAACGATACCAAAGGCAGATAACATTTCTTTCCACGTATTAATCTTTTGAATCTGTAACTTATCCGCAATATACGGGATATTTTGATTCAAAATTTCAATGTTATCAATCGGTGTTCCTTCCGAAGTCATAATAAACGGTTGATAGCCAAAGAACTTCTGCATTAGGTTCTTATAGGTCAGTTTCTTTTTCTCTGGTGTTTTGACAATCAGCGCGAACTTTTGCAATTCCACATTGGAAAGAATATTCATTTCAATACTGGTCAATTTCTGTGCGAAGAGATAAGCGGTCGGTTCATCGGGTAACCAGCTTAAATTATTGAAACACAGAGCACAGTTTTTCATATCCAATTCTTTGTAGGTATAATTTACATTTGTACTATACGCTGTGACTTTTTTCGGCAGATTATAAAAATCCATCTCACCGGTAGTCGTACATTGAAGCGAGAGATATTTTTCCAGAATTTCATCGTAAAAGAAGACACATTTTCCGTTGTAAAATAGCAACCATTCGATATATCTTTCATTCATATCTTCTGGAAGATCTCTCCACTCATAGCGAGATAATGCAATATTTCGAATACGATTGTAATAATCGTGAAATATCGCGTTTTTCATCCTTAGAATTGTTTTGTCCGACCATTCTAATGGTAAACCCCTGTTTCTCAATGTCCTAACACTCCTTCATTATTATTTAGATCATAATTTCCAACATCTGTGGTATGCCAGAACGTGATCCCGTTGGATAAAATCTGCTTGATCATTCGCATATCTCCTACAGGCATGTTTCCGGTCACCGATGGTTGATCTAACTTCAGGTAGTTCCAGTATTTTCTTGTATGTAAATTAGGTACCCCGGTACTATTGACGCGATATCCAAACTTCGTAAAGTAATCATCAATTTTTACAACATAGCCCCAGTGGAGACGCTTATGAATAATCCAAAAATCCATTGTTTCCAGGTTGTAATTCACGCCACCGACATTGTTTGCGCCTTTGCTCTGGTCTGGTTGGCTTTTGACTACGGATAATCCGCCGAAAGTAGAAAGGCCGGCCTGCAATGTACCTAAACCCGCCTGAGCAATAGCTAAACCGGTTCCGACTCCCAGCCCTTTTTTGCTTCCGGCGTCACTAACAACAGAACCAGAAGCGGAAGATACCGAACCTAATGCCGAAGCTAACATACTCAAGGTAATATTGGTATCTTGCTGTGCATAGTAGTTTTCCCATACTCCAAAGTTCCAGTTACACTGAGGAAAACCGGTAAGTTTTACACCATAATCAATATTATTTTCATGTTTCATATAATATTGTGGAAACATAAAATAAGTAGGGTTTGGACCAAAAGCGAACTTAAAGCTAAATTTCATTTCCGCATTTCCGGGAATAGGGTCACTTTCAATAATATCCTCATATTTGAAATCGTAGCTTTGCCCGTCCATAGTTGTTATTGTAAAGAAATGATATGGCCAGCAAAATAACTTATTATTTTTCGGAACATAATCATCATCTAAATTAGTGTAATTAATTTCATAACTCTGTTCACGTATTACACCGTCAACAACTTCCGCCTTGTACTTCCACCCGTCTTCTTGAACCATTGAAAGCCCGGTGGCAGGAACCATGGAAATAGAATTAATTGCACCGGCTTTTCCCGATTCATTCATCTTTTTCAACCATTCATTTAAAGCTTCCAGACAGGCGGAAGGGTTTTGATAAATAGGAAAAGCAATATATTTTAAACCTTGATAGGTATTTTGAATCATTTCCCCCTCTCGCACTTCGTCGTCCTGATCACAGTCTTCCGAGGTAGCGATTAATACGACAGAGGAATAATCTTTCGATAAATCAGAAGAGGTACCACCAAACAGCCCCGATGGTTCTATTTTGTAGTATTCATACCGTTGCATGAAATTCAGGTCTTCTTCTACCACATTTCTGGATATTGTATCGTCCGAGACATGCATCCGCTCGATAAATGACTTTTTAATTTCAAAATCAAATAGCCAAGTCTGCATAACGTCGATTTCAAAGGTCAATGCGGTACAATTTTCATTGATATATAAGATATCGGAAATAAAAGCATAAAGCCATTTATCCCCAAACCCACCATTTTTAAAAGCAAGATAGTTGCAGTCGTAAAAATAATCTGCAACGTCTTCCAAAAATATTGCCCAAGTCGAAGAGTTGGATGCTAACCGCTGATAAGTCAAACCGGAATATGTCTTTTTCGTTTTACCCGCAAAATAACTTTCTTGCGCACTCTTTGACGTAAAAAGTATCGTATCCGTATAGGTATTATCTAACGGGATCGACTGACACACGCGAACCGTTGTCGATGGGCCAATTAAAGGACGAATCATTTTTTACCTCCAATTCAGCGATAGCCTACCAAAGAATGGTAGGCTATCATATAGTAAAAGGAAAGGAGTAGAGTTAAGCATTTTCCCGTGTCGAAATGGTAGCCGTCTGGCTAACTGGAAAATACTTCGATTTTGCAATAATGTTAAAACTATTTGGAATCTTTTCATTTGCAGAAACATGAACTCGAACTGACGTATTACTTAATACCGTCATAGTTGTTTCCGTAGATTCATTTCCTGTCATTTCCCACTCAAGGGTATCATCTACCGCACCAGTAGACTGGATCGTCGCATTGATGGTCACATCTTCCGGAAGTTCGCTTCTCTGAATATTCGTTGTGGAAGGTGCCAGCGTAATTCCTGTAATCTCATTATCTGGAACAGTAAACAGAATCGCATTTGCAAAACGAGAAACAGAAAATACCGTCCACTTATGAAGAAAATAGTTCCAATACAGTCCTTCCGGGTTGCGAACATCTTCAAACTGGAGAAGCACATCGTAAATCTGGAAAAAGCTTTCGTCACACAGAAGCAGTTTTGCCCCGGTAAGCTCACCGAAGTTATCAATTAAGATTCTTCTTCCCATGAACTCTGCTTTATCCATGTTAAATGCAGAAGCCAGTACTTCCACGTCCATCATTGCGTCAAATTCTGCGTCGATGAAGATAATCTGCGAACTGCGGTCCGTATAGGTCGGAACTCCCATCGCGTTGTACTGCGTGGACATAAAGGTCAGCTTATTGCTGTAACCCTTTACGGTAGAAATGATTGACTTCATATTTTCTGCAGTAACTGTCGGAATTTCTACCTCATAGAATAAGCCTTTCTTTGCATATTCTACGATCAACTGCTTCATCGTAATAAACTCGTCATATTCCATACCGGAGTACAGGCTGGAAATAATATCACTTACCAGATTGTAAACGCCATCTTCCGACAGGAACGCTCTTTCCAGATCTCTTCTCTGAATTGTCGTTTTGAAGAAGTTCTGATAGTCCAGCTTATGGAAAATAGACTTTACATCCGGAATTTCACGTTTCATGAACTCCGTTTCCGCTGTCTGAGGATCGTAAATCTTTGCCTTAGCAAGAGAAGTGTATACTTCTTCAATGGTTTCTCCGTAATCAAGCATACCCTTTTTCAGCATAGCAAACGGATTCTTGTAAAGCCGGGAGCTAAGAATCACCTTACCAATACGGTTTACCAATGCATCGAGGAACTCATTTGCCAGTCCCGGAAAATTGAGAACCGCAGAACCGTAAGTCTTAATATCTTCCTGCGTTGCTACAGGAACTCTTTCCTGAAAGGAAAGGGATGCGTCATTACGAACCGCATTTAAAATATCTACACCGTTTTTTGCTAATTTCACATTTTTTGGTTTTGTTGGCATTTCACACCTCTTAATTTTCTTCTGTCACAAAGACATCATCATAAGTAAGTTCTTCTGCGCTATGTGCAGTTTCTTCCTCGTCTAATACGGCAGTGTCCGAGTTTACCGTAGATTCGCCGTTCATAAACCTTTCTACATAGCGTCTTTTTAAATCATTATAAGAATTTAAAGCATCATCTTTTTCTGCATGAGCGGAAGCTAACGCTTCATCCAACGCAACAATTTTGCCTTCTAATTCTTTGTTGTAATCTGCAATCGTTTTGACTGCGGTCAATCCTTCATCCGAATCCGCGAAGCCCTGACTTACAATGTCTAACGCTTCATATACCGTCATTTGGTTTCACCTCCTAAATTTTTCGCAAGCTGATAAATGTTATTTGCGTTCGTAAGAGCCATGCGATAGCAAATAACAATCACACGGAGCATATCTTCTGTCAAATTCAAACCTTCTCCTGTACCTTTAATTATATCAGATTTGATCAAATCTTCAATAATTTCTTTTGCGTAATCAGGAATTTCTTCTAATTTCTGGTATCTTTTTTCTGGCATTTCTGTTTCCTCCTTAATTTCTTCGGCTTTATATTTTTCATAATTGGCCCGAACAAACTCCGTATTTCCACGGAATAACTTTACGGTTGTTCGAGTATCTACATGAGTAAACGTCGTATACGTTCCAACCGTATATTTACTATGGTCATAGACATAGGCCTGCACTGCGGCTGGGGGAACTCCGGTTACCTGTATATCTGCGGCTTTTCCAAGCGTATGCTGAGAATTTGATACACCCCCAACTGCCGCATTATGCGACTTCGTGCGATATCCCGAAGTAATGACCACAGGTTTTCCAAAATATTCTCGGATTTGATCCAACAGATCGACTAAATTATCATCGATTAAAACGGTAGGATATCCATCTTTTGACTGAAATTCTCTTACTTTAAAATACTTACCCACTTGATAGTCCAAATTCGTAAAAGTACTAACCATCCGAACCTCCTGTTAAATGCACATTCGACGCCGATATATTTTGAATGTGCGTAATATGCGCCCAATAGCCAGCTTTAAAATACTGCTGATAATTTCCAAGGATTTCATCACAACGATAAAACTCACTATCGTTAAAATACCACCATCCATTGCAATAGGAAGGAAAGTAGGTTGCGGTATACGTTTTCCCGTTGGGACGCTTAAAGACTACCGTAAATCTGCGGATCGTAACATCAATCGCTCCGGACTCTCCGCCCCCGCCTTCTCCCCCGCCGCCGGGATCGGCGCCGTTCTGAAATTCACGCCAATAACCTTTGGAGGCCCCGGTACTGTTCACGGTGTTCGAACCGTTATTTTTCCAAATAACACGGGAGCTTCGCGTATCCACATGGGTAAAAGTACCGTAAACACCGATTCCCCCGGTCGAAAAGGTTTCTTCCACGTAGTTTGCTACAGCTAAGGGCGGTACACCTCGAAGCTGAATATCAGCGGCTCTCCCCTTGGTATGCTGACTGGATGCCGCACCGCCTACTGCGGCATTATACGATGGGGTACGGTACCCGGACGTTATTGTGATCCCCGACCCGAAAACGCCGCGAATCCGCTCCAATCGTTCGGCAAGAGCATCGTCGATCAGCACGGTATCCGATCCATCATTACACGCAAACTCGCGAACCTTAAAATGTGCCGATACATTGGTGTTTGCGTCAGTTCTCATGCTATACGTCTGTACCGCCATTGTTTACCGCCTTTTTAATTTCTTCCACCATCACCTTAATCTGTGTTAACATTTCATTCATGTGTTCATCTGACTTTGTCATCTGATAATAAAAAAGCAGACACATCACGATCGGAAATCCTACCGTGGAAATATAAGACATAATCTGTTCCATTCGACCCTCCTTTAACGGATCATATTTAAAATCTCCAAGCCAATCCGCTTGACGCGCTGGTTTTCAAAATATAGAAATCCCTGCTCATATCCCTGAATCATCAGATTCAGCCACGCGATTTTTCTTCCTCGATTTGCAAAATAGGTATTTTCGGTATGGTCTTCTCTGGTTAATGCATAGGTTACACGTGACTTGTCGAAAGTAGAATCCATATACAGGTAACCATTTCTGCGATCAAACCAAAGCCCATACTCATTATCCAGATACACAAGATTGCATACGCTCTTGACATCTCCGGTCTTCTTTTTAATAAAGTCCTTAGTATCTTCAACATATTCGTTATCTATTGCATATTGTCCGAACTTAGATCCCTCGATCAACTGCCCGAACCGAGTTGATTTTTTCTTTTCTCGATAATCTTGCGATAAGGTGTGCTCCAAGTAAATTAACCCATTATCCGTTAGTTTCCAACGCTTTTTCCCGTAAGGCTGGGATAAGTTAAAATAATCATAATAAACATTGGAAACATTAATACTATTGGATAGAAAATATACCGGAACATCATTCATTCGAGATATCGTTTCATAAAGGTCCAAAAATAAGCGAATCTCATTTTTTAAGTATCTCTTGCTCTGAAATTCATCAAAACATATGGAAGTAACTCCGGCGTAAGATACAGATTTATCTTTTCCACCAGTATTTAAGTCCACTCCATAACCCATAAGATTCCATCCACCTTTTTCTATTCCACGTTCGCGTTCATAGAAAAAAGTTCCGCTTCTCCCCGTCGTTATTTTGAATTCTTTCTCCGGATATAAATGCTCTATATCTTTAAAAAAAGACTTTGCCGCCTTTACTAATTCGTTTTCAAATCTTCGTAAATAGACAAAATTTTCATCTTTTTCAAAATAATTTTTACAAGCAATCTGCGTTTTAAAACCGTAAGTCTTTCCGTTTCCTCGCTCTCCGGTAATAAAATTAAATAACGCTTTCTTTTCTAAACAATTTTCATAACTATAATACATTCTTTCGCCCCTTTTTAAGAATGTACAGGCGCAGAATAACACTATTCCCATAGCCATGGATGTCCGGGCGGGGCTTAATCCGTGGATTCCCTTCATCATTATTTCCGCTAACCTGTACATAATTATTATATCAAAAAATGTGTGTATAGTCTATTTTAAATTAAAAGTAGTTTCAATTAATACAGCCCCGCCTTCCGTTTGCGTAAGCATTAATTTTCCTGTGTAAATCTGGCCTGTTTTAAAATTATCATACGTAACTTGTTCATAGCATTTTGCTGGCAGACCTGCACAGGTGATTAATAACTCACCATCTTTTTCTCCAATGTATCGTTTCGCTCTGATATATCTTGCTCGATCAAATTCTTTTTCAATTTTAAAATATCCTAATTTTTCATTGTCCAAAGGGATATTGTCTGATTTTTCTTTTAAATGTAATGAATCTGTGTCGCAGTAAATAAAGCTGTCGTAATTTTTCTGTGCATAAGATATGATATGCTTTCTTGCATATGCAGTCACGAATAACCCAACAGGTAAATAATATTCTGGACGAAATTCTGGTGACATTGTTTGAAATCGTAAAATATTATTTTCTAAGTAAGGAATTTTTTGTGATTTTAACGGATTCGTCGCAAATTTTCCATAAGTTGAATTCTGCATCTGTTTTGAAATAAAACGTAATCCATTATTCCCTTCTCTTCCTGCCTTTTCTTTTACTGCCGCCCATTTTTGGATGAACTCAGTGAAGAGATCTTCTGTCCCACGAAAATAGTAAACCTTATGCACTCTAAAATACGCTACTTCATAATGTTCTAAAAACATTTCATAGTCAACCGAAGTTAAGGTTAAGTTCACAATTTCACTTTTACTATTTTCCAGATACTCCCTTCCGTTAAATAACTGCGAATTTTTAATCTGTATCGTAGGCAATTTACCATCTTTCAACCAAAATTCACAATCAAAATTAATAATAAAAAGACTATATCCGGTTATCTCTTCCAGATCATGGGTTATGATCGGCGCTCCGAATGGAAATATATTTTCTGACATGACATAAGGGTAAAGAGAATTTACATCGTACACGACTACATTCTCAAATTCTTTCCCCTCATATCCCTTTTTTAAATAAGTCCATCCTCCTCGATAGGCATGTCGTAATTCTTTATCAATAGATAATGCTAAATTTTCTTGCTTTGATAAGTTTAAATTCGTTAGATATGGTTCATCATTTTGCAAAATTGGAAAGATTCTTTCAAATTTTCGTTTTCCTATCGTTTCTTTCAAGTCATTCATCGCCGCAGAAGATAACGTTAGTCGGTTAATGTTATTCTCAAACATTTGATTTAACGAATCTCTTAAAATAATGACATCATTTTTTAAGTACTCAAAATCTTGCTGAGATAACGAACCTCCAATTTCTCGTTCTTCATCGTAATCAATTTCTAACTTCTCAATTCCCAAGTTAAATGTCTTTGGCATTTTACTAATCGGCATAGGAATCAACTTCAATGAATCAACGAAAGTAACTTTAAAAATTTTCGTTACTCTTTTCTGCGACGTATAGAAAAAATTACATTCAATTTTATACCATTGATTTCGATCTGTAATTAATGTACGAAATTCACATGCTTCTTCTAACTTCTCTTGCCTATGTCTCCATCCGTTTTGCAATAAATAATTTACAATAAAACTGCCATCAAATTTGAGATTGTGAAAATAGATTTTGCTTCGTTTCTTTAGTTTATAACAAAATTCAATAAAAGATTGAATATTTGTTCCACATTCAAAAGGAGAGTTACAATCTAAATTACTAATCCCCCATGCCCAAACTTCCGTTTTTTCTGGATCCGTTGTTGTTTCAAAATCTGCCGCAAAAATCTCCGTCTTAGACATAGGATTTTACTTGCTCAATTCCCCATAATAATTCTTGAATTTTCTGCTCTGCGGAAATTGGCATGTAAATTATAAATTCGATTGTAAACACATCTCGATAATCTTCCGTTAACGCTAATTGGTAAAATTCTTCCGGACTAATATCCCCCAGAGCTTCCTCTACTGCTCCTCGTATTTCTGGACCTAATTCATCTTCTATCCCGTTTAAATAGTTTTGATAATAAGAATCAACATTTCTTTCTTTTGATAAGTCAATCATTAGATTTCGTTTAAACCTTGACCATTGATTTGGATCGTTAAAACGGGCTTCATCAAAGGGCACAGGTTCTTGCAAACTTTTTTCTTGCGACGCTGTCCATCCAGATCTTCCTTCTACAAACCTACCATATTTTTCTGCTCTTTTTCTTCTCTTTTCGTTTCTTCTCTGATTTAATCTCGCCGTTTCTGATATGGCATAAGTAGAAGTTAAAATATCTTTTACTCTGACAATCTCAAGATTCTTCGGCGATGGGATTTTCTTCATCTGCTTTACTTCCGATCGTAATGCTTTCATATTTGGGAAGTTCTTCATTAACTCATCTACAGATCTACGAGGAGGTGCATAGCTCTTACCGAACTGTTTTTCAATTCTTGTAACGGCGGCGTTATAACTTCTTACCGCAGAAGCGGCGAATTGACGCCGCTTGCGGTAAGCCTGTGTTTGTTTTGGCTTCTTTGCCATATTTTAACTCCTATACTAAATTAAATGTGGCATACTTTTTCATTCCTGTTCCTTCCTGACGGATTTCAATGATGATCGGTTTGTTTAAAATAACTTCCTCCCCAAAGATCAACTGATAATTTCTTACAGCTCCAGCAAAACCTCTGGATAAGGCAGAATAAGATTTACCTGCTGTGTCAATGATAATTGTTCTTGGTAATACTTCGATTTCCCCTGTCTGCTGTGATTTCATCTCTACTGGATAAACTAACCAAGCCTGCACTTCAATCTGCTGACCGTAGCAGTCTGAAATTTTGTAATCCGGATTGTTCAAAGCATTGAAAACATTCATTTTCAATTCTTCAGGTAAGGTCTGCACTGTTTTCTGTACGCTTAATTCGTTCATTTTGTTTCCTCCTATTGTTAAAAAAGAAAAGATTATATATTCAGTAAAGAATCTCTCAATTCTTTAATGACACGATTTAAATCTAAAATATCAATTCGTTCTAATTTATCAGTAATATCTATCCAATCAAGTACTGTTTGTTCATCTTCAGATTCTTGTAAGTCTAAACAGACATCGTCGGTAAATAGATTATACCACAGACTATAAGGTTGGTTTCTATATATTCTATCACGTATTTCAAATAATGCTTCAATTTTTCTCATAGATTCTGCAACACCTCACTGTACATGTTCATTGTGTGTAAATAGACAAATAAGTTATAACCAAAATATAATACTCCAAAAGCTATGATTGCAATGCCTATCCAAAAATATTGTTTTTTCATTTTTATTTTTCTCCTTTCCTGTAATACTTTAGAAGAAAATTATAATAAACTCAAGCAGTAACATTACAATTCCTATCCAAAAATATTGTCGGTTATTTTTTCCTATATTCATAATATTCTGTCTCATCCATTAGGACGTATTCATTTTCAACTTTTACGATCTTTTTTCTTTCACAATTCGCTTTCTTTGCAAAGTATCTGGAAATATACCTTCCTGTTTCTGGATTAATTCCCTTTCTCTCATATTCTGTTTGAGGTGGTTTTCGATGTCTCTTTCGATATTCAATATCTGCAATCGCTGTACTGGCTTTATAATACCGTCGATGATAAACATAACCCTCAGGATTTTCAATGTAATTCCCATTGATGGTTAAATGCAAACGCCAACCATCTTTATCTTCATAGATTCTATCTTCCCATGACTTTGCAATACACTCAAAGTTTTCTCTTTCATCTTTTGGAAGTTCAAAGAAAAGATAATGATTTTTTAAATAAAGTAAAATATATTCTTCTGCCGCTTCTTTTGTTGGAAAATCCCCAAAAATTCTATTAAATTGTGTTTTAATGCAATAATTCCATTCAATCGGTATGATCAGAAATCCGTACATTTCATACCAATGTTTCGGTGCTAAATCATGTCTTTTTTCCGAAAAATGTAAGTCCTTCAGATCAATATCTAAAACTTCTTTAAAGTCTATGTACATTCGTTTCCTCCTTAATTAATCTCAAATTCTTCTGCAAAAGTTTCATAGTGAAGATATACATAGCGGTCCATGAAATCCTCATCACTGCAAGGTGCGAGTTCCCACGCGACACGTTCGCGAAGTTCATCATCCATATAGTGTTCAAAAGTGCTAAATTCTTCAACCTGACCAGTTCTCTTGTTAACTATTAACATGTTATTTCCTCCTATCCAATTACCATTGCGGTTATGATTGTTTTGATTTCTTGATTAGATAATTTGTAAAGCTTTAAGAGACTAATTGCATTGTTGATACTTGACGCCATCATTAATGCTTTGTCCTGATTTGGTATAAGTTGCTTTATTGCTTTTGCTGTTTCCTTTGTCATGTTTTGATCTCCTTTCCTTTTGTAATTATATTATAGCACAGGTTTTAAAATTATCAATAGGTTTTTATCATGTATTATGTATACATGATGTGCTTTAGTACTTTACTGTGATGAAGTATTTGATTAGACAAGTACTTTAGCGCTTTAGTGTAGTAAAGTCTTGAATTAGTGAAATACTTTAGCGCTTTACTGTGATAAAGTACTTGATTGTGTAAACTGTTGGAGATGATATATAATTGAGTAAAACAACGTTTTGCGCAGATTAGTTTTGTTGTTAATTATTGGGGGAATATATTATTGTGTAAAGCAATTGGGCCATATACAC